ACGAAAATCCCCGTTTGAGTGAATCCGCTAAGGTGAAGCAAATTGAAAAGCTCCTTACCCACGACATGAAAGATGCTTATTTGGGCTGTAAGGACGTGATGGACTTTATCGCTCTGACGGCATTCTCTAATTGGGGTGTGGCTCAGTTCGTGCCGGAAATCAACAATCCGGGTGGACGTAAGTACGAGGTTGATTATCAAATGCCGGAAACAAACAAGCTGGTATCAGCTTTCTTGTGGAACTCTGCCAATACCAAAGCTGGCAAGTTGTCCCCCGTCCTGATGTTATCGGCTATCTGTAGTGACCTGCGTAACCGTGGCATCGAGCCGGGCGAAATCCTTATGAGCCAAGACCTCTATTTTTGGCTGCGTATGGACGAAACAACCCGTTTGTTGGTACATGGTAACGATAAAAAGGCTCAGACCGTAACAACGGCTCAGATGGCAGATTTGCTTGCTGGTAATGAAATCCCCCCTGTAACGGTGATTACCCGTAAAATGGGTATGGATATGGACGGTAAGCGTAAATCGCTTGAGCCGTGGAATCACAACTTTATCTGTATCAAGCCTGCCGGAGTTATCGGTGAAATTCAGCCCGCCATTGAAGATAGCGAGTTGATAGAGGAGGACGATGTGGATTACATGAACGCTGGCGGTGGTATTCGTATTGCCAAGTGGCGTACTGGTGAATCCACTGGTCAAGTTGCAGCCGAATACACACAAGGCTCTGGACGTTTGTTGCCTCTTATCACTGAAATTGGTGCTATCATCTGTTTACAGGTGCGTGGCTTTGAGGAAAAGGAAGTACCAGCCGATGCAAACGGTGTGGCACGTACCTATTGGACTAAATCCGAATTTGAGAGCGCAACAGCTCTTGAAGTAGGCTAAACCTTTTGCTTATGGAACTGACAGTAAAGAAAGCGTTTATAGACAAAAACGACAAAGGCAAAATCTACAAGGTAGGTGAAACCTTGCATACCGATGAGCTTAACCGAGTTAATGATTTGGTTGCAAGGGGCTTTTGTGTGATTAAGTCTTTGGAAAGCAAACAGACTGAAAAGGTCACTTTCCAAGACAATGAATATGATTTGAATGTGGTAAAGGATGCTTTGGAATCCATCAATGCCCCTGTTGCCAAAAATGCCGGGGTTAAGGGTGTAACCAAAGCGATTGAAGCCCTTTCAGATGAGAGTGTAACGGCTTTGAAAGAAGCCCTTGAAAAATAGTAGTGATGGGAACTTTGACAAAATACAATGCGTTGGTGGGTGAGCTTGAACCTTATACCCCAAGCCGCCTTGCTTTACAAAAGGCACTTGCTGATATGAAGATAAGCGACTGGGATAGTGAGTACAATGCCAACACAGACCAACGCACGATAGCCATAGCCGCTATAAAGGTGCTAAAGCGGATGATTGTGCTTACCAATGACACGTTAGGTAAGTCCTCACAAGGCTACAGCGTGGAGAAGTTGGAGAAGCGCATTAAAGACCTTTGCAACGAGAACGGTTTAGACGTTTCGGATTTTGTCGAAGTTTCTTCCATTACGGACGGCTCTAATTTGTGGTGATATGGCACGGATTAACGGAACTTTCAGATACACCGCTTTGCCTCTTGAAGCAACGAGGAATGAAGCAACGGGATTTTACACGGACGATGATGCGCCCGTGTGGGTGAAAGGCTGTGAGTGCCAAGTGGAGAAATTCATACCTGCCAAGCAACGATTGGGAACGGACGGGCAAATGTATTCATACACCTTTGACGTGTTTTTACCATCCTACTTTGAGGGTGATTTGAGTATAGGCGCACGTGTGGAAGTGACTTTGGAGCGTGGCGGTGTGGATGAGTTCACCATTTCGGGAATAGATGATACAAACCCTAAATACATAGAGATATGGGG